CGTATAAATGTACGGCTTCGCATTGCTTACAAACCACTATATATAGAGAAGCTTGGCATTCTATGCCTTGTTGACTTGTGCCTCCAATTATCCCTATTGCCGTAGTTGACATAACAGTTATTATTGGGAAGTTGTGCCTTGCTTGTTATATGTATGCCTGTTGGCAAGCGTGCCTTGTCAACCAAGCCCTTGACACCATTGCAAGTATGCACTTAGAACTGGGGCTAGGCAACCCCAAAGGGGGTCTTAGGTATATATAAAGCCGCTCGGAAAATTACTATAAATTTTAAATGGTTTATAAGAAAGTGCTTGACATAATTAATTATTGGTATATAATAATATTATAAAAGGAGAAGATTATGGAAAAGATATGTAGACGATGTAACAAGCCGTTTATGCCGTATAACTTTGGTAGAGGGAGACAGTTTTATTGTTCTAAACTTTGCGGAACTAGAGCAAATGCTCAACGAGCATATGAAAGGATAAAGGCAAAGAGACCGCTTGAAGAGATGCATACCAAAATATGCCCTCTTTGTGGAAACGGTTTTGATACTGTTGTAACAAATAAGAAGTTTTGTAGTATTGTTTGTAGAAAAAGATACAGAAATAGGAATACCGATAGGAAGAACCTGATAAATTCAAAAAAGAAGAGAACCCCGTGTATTTGTTGTGGTTTCAAGATATTAGAAGCTATCCACAGACACCATCTCGACATTAGCCAAGGCAACGGTGGCGGTGTTGTCTGTTTGTGTGCCAACTGTCATACAATTTATCATTATCTTGTTGGTCAAAAGATGTCAAAAGCTGCATCCGCAGAAGAAGTTGTTGGTGTTATAAACAGCTTTATATCTAGCCAACAATAACCCAATCCACACCCATACAGTCATAGTATGTATGGGTCTGTCCAGCATAGCTACCACGTGTCTACCGTTATCCCATCTATACACTATCGCTTCTTACAATTAATTTAATTAACACTTGACATATACCAAATATTGTGGTAATAATATATTATGATACAAGATAGAAGATTACCACATCAAGAGCCATTGAAGCCAGATGCTATTCCGACGGAGATAACAGGAACAACAAGCACATCACGCACACTTACCGACAAAGAGTTATCGGATATGTTAGTAGCGTGGATAGCTGTTCCTACAAACTATAATTTCGTGCATTTTGCGGCTGAACATTTAATAAGCAAACAAGAACTGCTTACCAGGGCAAAAGACAACAAAGAGTTAGAAGATTCGTTACAGTATGCGTTGACTGTGCAGGAGCACAAGATTACCGAGGGAGCACTAAGCGGTAAGTTAGATAAGGCTGTAGCGTTACGGATGTTAGAGACATATAGCGGTTGGAAAGTTACACCAGGGGCGATAATTGTAGGCAATGTAAGTTTTGACAACGACCAGAGGGAAAAGATTGACTACTACAAGAACAGAAGGCGTAAGTAGAAGTTCAAAGCAGGAACAGGACGAATTCAAGGACTTAGCTAGTGATAGCATCGTTCTTTTTGCTGCTGTTATGTGTCGGAGTTTAGTAAGGACAGCGATACCGAAGTTTCACGAAGAGATATACGAATTAATATGTAAATTTATGCGGTTAGTGTTAGCCGCACCTCGAGGATTCGCAAAGTCGAGTATTGGTGCGAGAATTTATCCGTTATGGCTAGGGTTATATAGACATCGCAAAGACATTTGTATAATTTCAGCTAGCGAATCGTTAGCTATCGAGCATTTACGATGGATAAAAACAGAGATAGAAGGCAACGCACAGCTAATTGAGATATGGGGCGACCTACGTAGCGACAAGTGGACAGAAAATCATTTAATTTTACAGCATAAAGACGGGACGAAGATAAATATCCGTGCAAAAGGTGCAGGTGCACAGATACGAGGGTTCAGACCAGACTGTTTGATTCTCGACGACATTGAAACTGACGAGAGTGTAACGAGCGAAGAGCAACGCAAGAAACTAAAAGACTGGTTATTTAAAGCGTGTTTAAATACGTTGTTACCCGACGGACAATTGTTAATTATTGGTACAGTAATCCATCCGTTATCGGTGTTAGCCGAGTTGTTAGCGGTTGAAAACGGCTGGGAGAAACGTAGGTATAAGGCATATATAGACGGTGTAGAAGAAGCAGGGCACGAGTTATGGGCAGAAGAACGACCGCACGAATGGTTACAGCAACGGAAGAAAGAAATTGGCACGTTTGCGTTCGCATCAGAGTTTCTTAACGACCCGAGGCTAGACGCTTCAGCTCCGATAAAAGAAGAACAGATACGGTACTGGACAGAACTACCAAAACAATATTCAAGTGTTATTACAGTCGACCCTGCGTATAGCGAGGACGAGAAATCAGATTATAAAGTAGCGTCGTTAATAGGGATAGACCAGAACTTAAACAGATATTTAATTAATTATATCCGTACGCATTCACCGACGGGCGAGTTTATCGACGCTGTGCTTAATATGTACCTACAAAACAAAGGTACGATTACAGCGATAGGTGTACCGTCGGGCGGTACAGAAAAGATGTTTTATACGTCGATGCTGAAACGTGCCGAAGAACGTAAAATATACGCACCGTTTGTAGAGTTAACAAATACATTTATTACATCAGGCGGACAGAAGGTACGTGAAAAGACGAAACGTATTACTGCGTGTTTACAGCCTTTGTTTGAACAGGGAAAATATTATATTAACGGTAACCATTACGACGTTAGAGACGAGTTGTTGACGATAGGGTACAGCCGTTGGGACGATATCGTGGACACTCTAGCTTACGCTGAGCAAGTGTTACAACCTCGATACGAAGAACCGAAAGAATATAAGTTCGACGACCGAGGGTATATGGTCGAAGATGAGATACATAACAATTACGGGTTCTAAAGTGGAGGTTGTTATGGCAAGAAACTGGACGTGTCATAAATGCGGTGAAGTAGCGGAATATAAGAGTTGTGGTAAAGCGTACTGTGAAATACATTGGGTAGAATATTTATCTAAAACCGAAAATGCAAAACGTAAAAAGAGATAAAAATATATGAAAATGCGATGGAGTACAACTGACAAGCCAAGAGTAACAAGCAAAGAGAAAAAGAACGACGCATCTCTAGTTACGGATATAATCGGTTGGGTAGACGACGCACGTAGCCTTGCTAACCAATGGGAAAAGAACCAAGAGAAGTGGCATAAACTTCGTATGCGGATTAAAAACCCAAAGAACTTTCCGTTCGTTGGTTGTGCTAATATCCGTATGCCGACGATAGAAACTAAAATACGTAAACTTAAAGCTGCGTTAATGAACGTGCTTACTGGTATCAGACCGATAGTACAAGTTGTACCTACCCCTAGCGGTACGTGGGAATCAGCGTTAAAGATAGAAAAGTTTATCGACCATTTAGCTATGGACGTTATGAAGATTAAAAACAAAATGGTTATTATAGTCGACCAATCTTTAGAAAAAGGTTTCTATGTAGCTAAACCATACTGGAAGATAGATGTAATTAATCGTATTGAAAAGTTGAATTTAAAAGATTTATCAGTTGAAGAAGCACAATGGGTATTCTCGCCTGACAGAACGCCGGAAGAGATAGGTTCAGCAGTCCAAAAGAAATTTGATGTAGACACTTCGCCACGTGTACTCGACGAGAACCGTTCTGCTATAGACGCTGCTATCCAGAAAATCCTTAAAGGCGAAAAAGAAGTTGATATTGTTGTACAAGACGTTTTATGCGATTATCCTGATATAGCGTTATGCCCGAAAGTGTATGTACCGACGACATCTGGTTACGACCCGCAATCCTCGCAATATATCGTACACGAATTTTTTATTCCTCTGAATGAATTACAAAGCAACGTAAAATATAAAGGCTGGAAAGATATTTCAGCTAAAGAAATAGAAGCTAAAGGTAAAACCGATTTAGACGACCCGAACTCTAATTTAGAACTAACTAAAGACGAACGTGAAGGTATTGATAGAATCCAGTCTGAAGGCAACTTAGTTAAGATACACGAATGTTATTGTTACTACGATATAAACAACGACGGTGTCGACGAGAAATGTATTGTTACAATAGCACCTGACTTTAGAAAGTTGTTACGTAAAATATCGTTACCTTATTAC